TTCATTTAATCGCATCCTTTATTGATTTTACGAACGCTATCAACTCTTTAACCAAACTCATCGCACGTTTAAACCATGCACTTTCTACAAATTCAAGTTCAATCATATTCTCTACAATAGATGCTAACTCAACCATAATAGGTACTAGATACATTAATGTAGATAGAAATACATCAATGCGACCTAACATAGGAATGTCTACATCAGGCAATGTTAAGAGAATGAATGATAAGAGGAATAGCCAAGGATAAGATTTAACTAATTTCTTAGTCATATCTGCTCGTAGTTTTCCACTTACTAGAAATCTGCGTTGGTGTCCATCAACCTCAACGCTCGCCCATCCTCGCCATATAATCGCAAGGAACATATTCTTAATGGTTAATTCTCTATTAGTAGCCAAATTAAAATTGCGTGCCTCAACTAAGACACGCAAGAATGTATCAACAAATACCAATACAACACTTGTAAATATGGCTAGTGATATTCTAACCGCCTCATTTACACTAAAAACTTCGACCATAAAAGATGGAAGAAAAACTTCAATCATGCTTACTCTCCAATTCGTTCTATCTTGATTTTTAACAAATGCCTAGTGAGGTACACCCAATTTCTCCACCCATTAATATTAAATGTTGCCTTTTGTGCGCCCTCTGTATTCACTCCTAAACTAACATTAACTTCAATATCTGTAGATGTAGTAATCGTAAATTCATTCTTCTCACTATTTTGTCCATCAACAGTTGCCCTATATCTACCTTTTGGCAAGTACACAAACATTTTTTCTGTACCTCTAATATCGGTAGGGTACTTTTGCCAATTCCAAGTACTAAATGATACAGGGCTTGTTTGAACATAACTCTTGTTACCATTCGATGTACGTTGCACAACAAGGGCGGTTTTATCCGCCCCTAATCGTGCATAATATGTTTTACCATTAATAACTATTGGTAGTCGCTTTTCGCCTACATCACGCAAGTTATCAGTCAGTTCAAATGTTAGTGTATCGTTCCCTTTCTTAACTTTTAAGTTAGGCATTATTCAACATACACCTCGTTTCCACCATTAGCACTCCACAACTTCAATCGGCTATTCAAGGATGTTTGTACTCTACCCCAAGATTTCCATTGATTAGCCATGAACATTCTGTGGTAGGTTTCGCCATTGAACGCATGGAATGTTTGGTCTATCATTGCACCTTTGCCAAAGTTCATTACGATTAACATTCCTTGTTTGTGGCTACGTGGTGGGTTATTAGCACCGCCATCAAAATTGATTTCAATAGCACCTTGTTCTGTGAATGTATTCCAATCTGTTGCCGTTTCAATTTTAGAATATGGAAAACCTAATTGGTCTACTTCTGTTTTCTTAACAAAGTTATCATCCACATCTTTTTTCTTATAGATAGCCGTTCCGTAATGTTTGGTGGTAAGTACTGTAAAACTATCTGTGCCGTCATAGTGCTTAAATTCTTTACCTTTAATAAACGTATTAACGGAGTTATCGCCAAGTTCTACGTTACCAGCGGTAGAAACTTTAGCCATACCAACACCATGCCCATCAGGTTTATAACCCTCAATCAATATATTGTTAGCCATTTTAAGTGCGCCGTTCAATGTACCGCCTGTTAGTTTGAGATAATCAAGCGTTGCTAATCGTGCAGTATTGATTGAGTTTTGATAGTCCTTGTTTGGATCACCAACATAAATATCAACTTGGTGTCGCTTGTTAGGTTTTTCAGTTAATACCGCAAAATAGAATTTGCCATTGCAATAAGCTATATCTTCGATTTCAGTAGTTCTATTGATTTCAATAATCTGTTTAACTGTGCCAAATGGTGTACATTCTACTAAACTACCAAGCGTTGCACTCATGATGCAGCCATTCAACATGAATGCACCATTGTTATTGAAATCATCATATTCATAATCGACTTGATATGTTTTTAATTTCTTAAAATCATCGTTGTATAAATTGATTTCACGCAAGCGTTGTTGACCACTAATAGGTACGATGCTCACATAAGTTCGTGTGATTGGGTCATATCCAATATTAAATACACGTTCATTCAATGTGATAGTGCGTTCATATTGCATTGTGTCAGCATTAAGTACTGTTAGGTTATTACCATTTTTTAAGCCGTTCGCAAGATAAATCTTATTCGTATACTTGTTGTAGCACATAGTGTTACAATGCCCCATCTTATCAGGGTCATTGAATTTGTAAGTACCTACAATCTCAAATGTGGATGAATTGAGTTCATAGAATATTTGGTTGTTACCATCACCACTAATACAAGCTAACACGAATACATTCTTTTTATCGTTATACGTAAAGCCTTGGCATTGGTTGACCTCATCGCCGTATTGAATGTTTTTCACAAAGGCAATGTTGGATGAACCTTTTAACATTGGTGTTTCAGTAGGGTAAAACGGCTTGATGTTGTTGTATGTACCCATATCCATTACACTATCAACTGTATTGAAAGTTAGATGTTCATTAATCTTGTAGATGCCATTAGGCACTAACAATATCTTATTTTTAAGGTTGTCATTAGCACGTTTAAATGCTGCTGTATCATCCGCTACACCATCACCTACTGCCCCAAAGTCTTTTACGGAAACGATGCCATATAAGCTATCTTTAGGAATAAACTTTGTATCGGCTTCTGTTTTTGTAATCAAGCCACCGCCATTAGGCAAGGCGATTTGTTCCGCTTTACTTGCTGCGACTTCTGCACGTTTTGCTGCATCTGTTGCCTTGATAGCATTACTTGCAATAGATGTTTGTTTATTATCGATGTCATTTTTCAAGGTCTTAGCTTGGTCTACAAGATTATTAATATCTCGTTTATCAACAGTTGTTTGACCAGCGTAAGCCTTGGCATCTCTCACTAATCGTTCTGCAGTAGCAACATTAGTTGAGGATGTATCTAGTGCAGTATTAGCCGTTGCCAATTTATCATCAACAGTCGATGCTATCGTTTTAATCTCTTCGCCCAATCGGTTGATTATGTCTGCATTAGCGTTAATCTTATCTGACTTTTCGCTAATTACATTCATAGCATTCATTGCATCATTAGCTGCTTTTACAGAACGCTCAACAATATCTTTCGCAACTTCATTTGCATTCTTATCACTATCTACACGAATTTTAAGTGATCTATCTAAATCAGCTTTCATTTCTTGCAAGATAAGAATAATCTTATCCGTTGCGTGTTCGATATTCTCGAATGGGTATTCGTCAGGCAAGTCCATATCTTGTGAGATTGGTGTTTTACGCTCCAAGATAACCTTTTGCCCTACGGCTAGTGCATCCCCATTAGCTGGGTAAATTACTGATTTGGTGCTTTCATCATAATCGATGTTACCTACTTGTACAGCCTCTGTACCATCTTCATCAACGATAGTTAGTTTAATATCCTCGATTTGGACAAAATCATATGGGAAAATAAACTTCTTATTTCTCCCATCGCATTGATACACTACAGATGGTTTCAAAACTTCTGGTGTCAATTTAACATCCCCTTTCAATGTATATAAATAGGACTACCCATTATGGATAGTCCTTATTTATCAATGTTTCTTTTTATCTTTTTTAGTTTTTAATCGTCTATCAAATACTACTGCCATGATTGCATCCTCTAGTGATGCATCGGTATCTGTGAAACCAAATTTAGCTAATGTCCACAAGCCATCAGTTACAGTATCGCTAAACCCAGTTGCTCGGTTTGCTAACTGACTGAAACTTCTGCCTACATCAATACCATCTTTGTTTTTGCTCATAATTGCGTTGCCTAAATCGTAGAATTTCTCAACGATGCTTAATGCCATAACGCTATTACCCTTATTAAATACCTTTTCACCTAGAATGTATTTCATTGCCATATTTGACATATCACGGATGATTGGAATGCCCATAGTTCCTTGCGAAACCAACTCTTCGATAAATGACTTAGCTAAATCTTCAGGCTTATCATCATCGCCATTCGTTAATGCTTTATAAGCCATCATACCGATAGCCTGTGAAATTAATGTCCACCATAGCATTTTAACGAACCTTGCATAATCGCCGTTATCCTTACGTGCATAGTTGCCCTCTGTGATGATGTTATAAAGTGTATTAGCGTAGGAATAGAACGGAACGAATAATTGAGTGAATGTAGAACGTGAACGCTGAATAGCAGCAGCATCTTTTGTATCACCGCTACCAAATATATCACGCACCGCTCTATCGCCAGCCTCAATCGATTGTTGCTCGACCCATTCAGCACTTACACCCTCTTTACCAAAGAGTTCAGCTTGCTTTTGGTCATACGCAAATTTCCATACAGGAATAGACAATGCAAAGTCTGTTTCAGTAAGTAGTCTGAACCCCATTTGATTTATATCATCTCGAATGTCAGCTAACTGTTCTACCTTATAACCACCAACATTTGTATCACCCAAACGTAAACCTTTACCTGCAATGGATAAACCTTGTTTCAAGTCTTTATCCAATGTTTGTATGCGTTCACGCATGAAGATTGATTGACCCAATACAAAATCTCTAGTGTTGTTATAAGTAGTTGTGCCGTGTCCATAGAAACCAATACCAGCATGATTGATGGCTCTAATGGTATTACCTACACCGATACGATAGAACGCAACAGGAATGTTCAATGCATTTTGCAATGCTACAGATACTCGACCAGCCATGACTGCGGTTGATGTATTCTTTTTAAGTGTAAGAATTAAGCGGTCAATATCATTTGTTTTAGCTGCCTCGTCTTGCCAGTTATCACGAACCCAAGTTCGTAAGAATTGGTAAGTATCTGCACCAAATTTATCTACAATGTAGTTTTGCAATTCTCTATTACTGATTAGCTTATTAACATCTGTTACTGCTTTGCGCATTGTTACATGATTGATAGCCTCTGTGATAGCATTAGGAATTACATCAAAATCAAGCAACAATGATTTATCCTTAACTACATCCAAACGGCTTTTAGTAGCACTCATACCAGTACCCCAAACCGCATTACTACTAACCATAGTTTTTGCAATATCTTCAACTTGATTATCGCTTACAGATGCATTTACTTTAGGGTTATACACGATTGGGAAATATTGCCCCTCGATGTTTCGACCACCAATGGAGAATGATAAACCCTCTACTTTCTTTAATGGGTTACCATAAAGTTCCTCTTGAACCTTACTACGTTCATCAAAGAATGAATTGATATGATCCCATGTACGAATAACAAACTCCCAGTCTTTATCTGTCATGTGTTCTTGGAACGCACGTTCAATTTCGACTTCATTTGCCTTTGTAGTTTCCATTACACGTTGTCGGTTACTTTCAGTACCCCAGTTAAGGGCAATCATGATTAATTGCTCTTTAGTTAAGCCATACAAGTTACCAACTGTGTACAAGTGTTCATTGCGCATATTGAATAATTCACGCTTGGAATATATTCCTACATCTTTTGCCAATCTACGCATAGACACTTCTTTACGTTCGTTGAACGCTTGCGTAGCACGGCTGATTGGGTCATAGATGTATTTAACCGCAAACCCATTCTTGCCGCCACCCATTCGTCTTAGGAATGTTTCAACTTTCATCAATGCTAAATGGAAACCATATAACTTACCACTAACTGCATCGGTTTTCGTTTGGTTATTAAGAATGTTAAACACATCACCAGTTGCACCACCAAATGTTTCAGTAGCCTCACCAATGATTTCCTGTACTGCATTTTCAAACGATACACTTTTACCCTCATCATTCAGTATAGTTGTACCCTCATACTCATTTCTGCCATTCTTGTACATACCAGTCATGAGTTCCTCTAAGGTTTCCAACTCATTCATTGTGATTGATTTGAAAGATTTCGGTGTTTTAGAGTAGAACAGTTCAGCTATCCAAGGTTGTAATTGAACCATAGATTGTTGATTAAGAATAAGTGCATCAACATCAAGTGCAGCTAATACTGTATTCATATCAAAACCATCTGTAGGTGCTAGTCCATCGTACTTAGTTAAACCCATTTGGTATGCCATATGGGAATAGAAATAACGCATATTAGGTTCAATAGCAATAGGGTTCTTAGGTCTAGTCATGCGTTGTAATTGTTGTTTCAATTTCAATCGCAACTTCTTGGACTTCTCAAAATTTTCAAACGCTACTCTTGATCTTGCTTGTTGTAGCATCTGTTCACGTTTAAAGCCTAGCGCCTTATCTACATCACCGATTGCCAATGCTCTATCGGCTTTCTTACCAGCAGTAACTGCTTTATTCTGATACGTTTTAAACTGAATAGCATTAGAAATAGGCAGTTCACCTAATTCTTTTCTTGCTCTATTCATGTAGTCTGATATTGTACCAAGTCCAGCACCACGAATAGAACGAACATTATTGATGCGGCCTTGCAATGCATCTTCCAATCGTTTGATACGATCTTCTGCTTTTTCTAACTGTTTTGTAGTATCAGTCAAAGCAGCATCTACTTTTTTCTTATCGGCTTTCAATTCATCGTACTTAGTAGGCTTAACCTCTTTTTCGATTTCAATTAACTCTGTATCAATAGTTTCTGCATTAGGGTCTAGCTTACGAATGCGCTCTAACAATTCCCAGTTCTTCGCTAGTTCACGATTAGTAGACTTTTGAATAATCTTACTTTCTTCTTCGGTTAATCTCATTTGACCTTGTGTACTAAGCAAGATTTCTTCTGCTATTTGCTCGTTGGTTTTGTCTGCATTGTTATCTTTCATAAACTCTGCTTTCGCATTGTCCATTTCTTGATTGATAGCATCGTTAAATGTAGCACCAGCTTGTTCTACTTCCGCTTTTTCTAACTCTTCAATGGAATTGTACTGTGTATCTTTCAAAGCACCAGCACCAAACACGTTATAGCGTTGATGTTCCTTGTAGATAGGATATTGCTCAATCAATCGTTTTTCGATTTCAATTTGGATAGCATCCTTTTCTTCTTCCCATTCTTTGATAGGTCTATTATCAAGTTCTTTCATGAGTTTTCGCATCACACGTTCTTTTGCTTTTTCCTTAACATCTGCAATATAGGACTGCATACGTGCTTGGTCTTGTTCGGATAGTTGCTTGTACAGTTCAGTTTTCTCAAACTGTTCAAGTTGTTGTTGCTCTGCGTATGCCTCAATATCCTCTTGGGTTGCGATCATACGTGCCATAACATCTTTAATATCAGTTGGTACTTCACCACCTAATCGTTGAACGCTACGATAAATGTATGTTAGCCATTTGGAGAATTGACGGAATACTCTTTGCAATGCACTTGTTGGTGCTTCACCACTTCGCAAGTAGCTTTCCCAACCTCGTGCAAATTTCTCATGTGCTTTCGTATTGTCTACGTTTTCACCATCAACCCAACCGCTCCACTCTTTCAACTTGTTCCAATCTGTTACAAGTTGCTCAGGTGCGTTTTCCATAGATGCTAGCTTTTGAATATCATCAAAGAATACATGACCCATTTCGTGTAAGAATGTACTTCTATCTGCAGTTTTGAAAATGCTGATAATGCGTTCACCATCTTTCATGATTTCGGTCATGCCGTTTATAGATTGGTTATACTTTTCAATGACTTTAATTGCTTTATCATCGAACACTACATAGCATCGTCCGTCTTGTTCTCCAACATAAGTAATGCCTTTAACGCCATACTCATTAAGATGTTCTGATGCTTTTTTTGCACCCCCTAAGGCTTTAGATAATGCCAGATAAAAATCTCTACCATTTATACCACTATCATTTAATAGTGCAGAAAAATCTTCTTTATACTTACCCCAATAAATTTCCCTATACTTTTTACTAGCCATACCATATTCTGTAAAAGCATTAAACCACATAGTATCTAGTTGATTTTTTACATCTTTTATACTATCTGGGTTTTCTTTCAGTGCCTTTAAATCAATGTTATATTTTTCAGCTAATCTATTTATAGTTCTCTGAGTAATTGTGTTAAGTTCTCCCTCGATATATTTATCAAGGTACTTATCTTTTAGTAAATTGTACTCAGTATCTAGTTGATTAAACTTACTACCTAACTCATCGATTCCTTTTTTAGCATAATGGTTAAACAAAGGACTATTTGTATATTCATTGATAAATACTTCTTTTTCTTGTTCTGGCAATGCATTAATTGCTGCGTTTAAACTTTGCTTTGTTTCTTTACTTAAAATATTTAATGACTGTTGTTCATCAATCATTGTTTTAGTATCTGGAACATCAACTTTAAATAATGTACCTTTATCAACATCATGAATTAAAGATAATTCACGTCTATATAAATCAGACACTTTCTTATCTTTAGCAAAATACAAACCCCAACCATGTACTTGGTTGCCCTCACCAGTACCAATAGCACCTAAATCAAATGTGTCAAAGTCATGTGGTGAACCATGCCATGCTGATTGATAATACTGATAATTATGTTTCTTTCGGAGATTGTCTAAATCAGTTTCGTTTGGTATACTATTAATAAATGAACGACTTAGTTTAATCCCCCCAAGCCATGGTGGCTGGTTTTTTGGATTATTACTAAGTCGTTCTTTGTTTATATATATTAAATCCCCACCCAATAACAAATCATAATACGCTATATTGGTATTTCTAGCATAATAAGATTGTACAACATGATAATCACCTCTATTATTATATTTGTTCAATAATATTGGCATCATTATAGGCTTTCCGTTTAAACCAATTACTTCAGTTATAATGATAATTTTTTTGCCATTATCTGCACTAAATATTGCAGATGGATTTGCAATGGTATTAGGTAACTGTTTCAACATATCAATGGAAACTGTATCATTATGTCCAGATAAAATTCTTTTACCGTTAGGATCAAATACAGGTGAACGTAATATTTTATGCAAAACACCGCCTGTAATTTTGATTTTTTTTAAGTCAAGATTAATCAACTTAAAGACTAATGGTGGATCCATTATATCTATTGTTTTTTTACTTCCTATATTATTAGCATTATCTACATTGTTAGCCCAATCACTTAATACTTTATCTAGTTTGCTTTCCCATACTGCTTTTGTATTTTGATTATAACCTTTTTGATTATCTAAAACTGCATTCATATTAATACGCACACTATCACGGAAATAATCCATAGCGGTATAACCGCCTTTGCCCATTTGTCGCATATATTGTGCCATTATATCAGCGTGTTGTGCCATCAATAATGCATTTGCTTTTGCAGTTTCACGTTGTTTTCTATTTGTGCTTTCGCTAATAGTTTTAACTACTTCGTTATATACATCATATCCACTTTTAGATAATTGCATCCGTAATGCTATGTCATTATTCGCCAATTCAAAGACTTTATCTTTCATAGCCTCTAGGCTTTCAATCTGCATTAGCATATGTTCCATATCTGCATAATGTGCATCAGATTGTGCTAATGCATCAGCGTTACCATCAAGGTTAGCAGTTGTAGTTGCTCGGCTATACTCATAAGCTGCTCGTCTACGTTCTGCATTTGTACGTGGTGCTTTACCGCCATTATTAGCTTTATAGTCAGTTAGCCATTGTGGTTCAATTCCAGTAGTTACCGCATCATTGATAGATTTATCTGCATTGTCAAAGTCGCTCGCATAGGTTTCTCTGTATTGCTCTTTCAACGTATGCAACAAGTTATTGTAATTACGTTTAATGTTTGTAGGGTCTGCCAATACCTCATTAAGTACTTCACGATCTATATCAGATGCACCCTCAAATTCATTGCGGATAATATCATCTTTGATACGTTCCGCACGTTTTGATGTATCATCTTTCAATACGCTCTTAGCTACATCTACTTCTTGTTTAGCACGTTCTAATGTAGCCAATGACATACCGCCTCTAGTAAAGTAAGAGGTTTGTTTCAATGCATCTACAGTTTCATCTGATAGGTTCATAGATACTTGTGCATATGAACCTATAGGAATTTCAACAGGTGCATCTGCCTCAATAGCTGCTTTTACTTCCTCTTGCGTTACTAAGCCATTATCCACCATATCACGGATAGCAAGTTGTCCGTTTTCAGATTGTACTAATTCTGCTACATCTACATATTGAGTAGATACACCTACTTTATCGCCCTGTGCTTGTACGATTTTTCCGTACAACTCAGGGTTTTCTTTTGCGATTTTATTGGTAGTGCTATCTTTACGAACATTATCCATAATGACTGCACCATTGCGGTTTTGCTCTGCAATGATTGCTGCTTGTTGTTGCGCTGGTGTTAGCTTTTGGAAATCACGAAAAGCCTTTGCAGTACGCACACCACCTACTGCACCACCAATAGCACCAAAACCGATTACTGCTGGCAACGCTTGTTTCATTGCATCTAGTGAACCTATAGCAATATCACCTACGCTATAATAACCCTCTAGGTCATTATCCTTACGTGTTAGGTTATGTTGCACCTTTTCGTTTACATCTTGCAAGCCCTCTTCGAATAATTCAGGTACACCAGCTTTAATAGAGTTTTTAGCCATCTGTGCAACTGTTGTTCCAATACCTCTATCAAAGGTTTTGACAGTATCACCAACACCAGCACTAATAGCTTTTGCAATCATCCCTTTAGGGGCTACTGCTTTAAACGCTTTACCCATAGCTGCAGTTGCTGCAAACTCAATACCTGCATCAATAGCAGCGTAAGACATAGCATATTGATTAGCCTCTTGGTCTGTGTATACTCGGTTGCCGTTTGCATCTTTCTTTTGAGTGAGTTCAATGTACTTATTGCCAAATGACATTTTGTACATATTCCGTGCCATGTCAGCACCGCCACCCCATTTAGCACCAGTAGCAGCACCAGCACCAACACCTACACCCTCTGTAGCCAAGCCACCGATTAATGCACCAGCAACTGCACCAGCTACCGCACCTATACCACCTTGTTTAGCCATCATATAACCTTGGCCAGCGGTTTCACCGATTACAGATTGTGCTACATCTAGTCCATCTGCATGACGATAATTTGCAAGGTTAGTTTGTAAGCGTTGAATTTCGTTTGTTAATTCTTCGATTTTCTTAGGGTCTGTAGTGTTAGATAACTCATACCCAGCATCGCCCAATTTCATCTGATCATTAATAGACCATATATTCTGTTGGATGCTATCCCATATACCATGAGTAGATTTGATAGACTGCAAGTTATCTAAACTATATATAGCCTCTGATTGTGAACCATATTTAATTTTGTATAACTCTGGGTACTCATCATATAGCGACTGTACTGTTCGCCCTCTATCAACTTGATTAGCAAGATAAGCTGCCCTCGTGAACCCTGTTTCACCGCTATTTAAGATAACATCTGCACCGATGTTTAATTTATTAGCATAGTCTAATGCTGCATTAGCTTTTACTGCATCATTACTTGCATAGATAAAACGTGCGGATGCAGCTTGCAAGGCTGGGTTATTTATAATAGGGTTTTCCTTTAAAGCCTCGCCAATGGTAGATACAGTCTGTAAAGTTCTATCTTTACCACTACCAGTTGTATCGACTAGATAAGGTGCATCTGCTAAATTGCCTAACGCATTACCTACTTGTTTTACTGCATCTACCGCATTACCTACAACTCCATTAACAGGTGTGCCTAATTCTCCATGATCGCCATCCTTGTTAATAAATGGGTTGATTTTCTGTTGTTCTATTTTCCATGGGTTATTAGACATATTTCCACCTATCCCTCAATATTATACTTAGCATGGAATGTACCCTCATCCATATCTTCAAAATCACCATTAGATTTATAAAGTCTTATATAATGTGTATCACCAAGTACTTTCCAATTAACAATACCATCACCAGCCAACATAGCCATCGATGTATTAGTTTTATAATTATCTCCATTTTGCCAAAAGTGCTCTACTTTTGTTGTTTCAATTATTATATTACCTGCTATTTCATGTGCAGCCCGATCTAACTCAGTACTTGTTGGTTCTCTTCCTTCAGATGCTCTAAACTTAGATACCCATGCACCCATTTGTTGTTTAAAGCCTAACCGTGCTAACCCCTTTTGTTGTTCGTTCATGTTCTCTAAACTATCATTAAGAACATAATTCACACCGGCTAACTCTGGTGCATAATCACCAGTTCCGTTATCACGGTCATTAACTGTTCTACGTAATGAGTTGTATTGTTCCAATGATAAATTAATATGATTATCATCAATGAATTTGAAGATTTCCTCTTGTGGTCGATTATTACCAACCATAGAACGTATCTCATTCATTCCCCATGATTGGTTAGCAGCTTGTTGTTCTCTTTCATTTGCTCTCATGAATTGATTTCTTTGTGAACCAAATGCTAGTGTCAATTCTTTGTTATCACCAATAGCATTATCTAAGAAATTAGCCATTTCACCACTAGATGCACCATTCTTACCCATTTCTATTAGTTGTAGTTGAATAGCCTCTTTTTGCCGTGCTAGTGCCTCTGCTCTTGCTTTCTTACGTTTTGATACTTCCACCTTATAGGCTTTCATATACTCTTCTCGTTTTTGTAAGAGTTCGCCGTCTGTATAGCCTTTAGCACTACCGCTAAACTTACCTACACCAACGATTGGATATATATCAGTACTTACGATAGACACACCACCGCTACCAGCTTGTGCAACTTTACCATCGCCCATATAAACCCCTACATGAGTTACACCCTTATAGGCTTTATCGTCAGAATTAACTGCACTTGGATCATCACTAGTTGCCCATCTAGCCTCATTACTTGGAACGTGCCAAAAGACTAAATCGCCCTTTTGTGCTTGCGATATATCATGTATGAGTTTACCCTCTTGTTCAGCTTGTAAGTACTGGCCATCTGCGGTGCGATAGTTAAGAGTAACACCAGCTTTTGCGGACACATCAAGCGTAAATTTGCCACAGTCTGTACTTTCACCACCATCACCACCAAGCAGATACGGCTTACCTAACTGTTCATTAACCGCACTATCAAGTGCAGCTATATTTAAATTTCCGCCTTGCCCTGCTTTAGGTAGACTAGCAATAAACGCATCAGCACCTTTTTCGATACTTGCATCATCTTCACCATAGGTATCTACATCACCTACAATACGTTTATCGATTGTTTGTTGCGTATTTACCTTATCGATGGCTACTGCAGCTTTAGATAATATCCCCTCACTTACACCCATTTCTCGTAGTGCTGCGATTGTTTGTGGACCTGCAGTAATATCATTCCGTGTTACTGTTTCATCAATAATTGAAGCACCTACTCTGTCAGCTACTTCTTGATATTTAGCTTTTACAAACTCTTCACCTCTATCACCATACATAGTTTCAATACTATTTTTAATGGTGTTAAGAGAATTAGATACAATGTTAGGGTTGTTATAACCTAGTACTGCAATCTGTTCAGATGATTTTACATTGTTGTTGAAAGTTACATCTTTGTACTTTTCACGTTCAGAACGCTCATGTACTTGTACACGCATATTATTTGCGTGATAGTCTTTTTCCACCATTTGAAGAAAACGCTCACGCAATCTATCGTTATTAGGTAACTTGTTAAACACATCTTGTCTGATATTGCTTTCCGCTTCGTTAAACAGTTGCGTAGCATTAGCAGCGCCATCAAGTTCTTTATGAAGAATACCATTTTCCTTATTTGTCAGTTCATAAGATATCCTGTTCTTATAATCTGTTTCAGCGTTCATGTAGGCAATGTTCAAATCTTCATCAAGTCGCTTTTGCATCTGTGCGTTAATATTATCAATGGCATTAATTACACCTTTTAAGCCTTGTTGA